GAAACAGGATATTGATGTGACCACGCTCTGCTCCACAGAGCAGGAGAACATCAACGGTCTGGGGGCGTCGTCCGAGATTTCCATGTCGGGTAATTTTTATCTGAATCAGGCCCAGAACGCCCTGCGTGATGCCTATGACAATGACACGGTGTATGCGTTTAAGGTGCAGTTTCCGTCCGGTAAGGGCTTTAAGTTCCTGGCGGAAGTGCGTCAGCACACCTGGTCATCCGGTACCAACGGCGTGGTGGCTGCAACGTTTTCACTGCGTCTGAAGGGTAAACCGGTGTCCTATGTGGTACCGCTGGCGTTTGGGAAAAATCTGGATAAGACACTTACCGTGAATACCGGTGCGCTGCTGACAATGTCAGTCAGTGTCAACGGGGGAACGCCGCCTTATAAACACGCCTGGAAGAAGGATGGTCAGCCGGTAGAGGGACAGACTACTGACACTTTCAGTAAAGCCAATACGCAGTCAGGTGATAAGGGGGCTTATACCTGCGAGGTAACGGATTCTGCAGAACAGCCGCAGAGCATTACCTCTGATGCGTGTACAGTAACGGTTAATGGTGCGGGCGGATAAGGCTTATGGCAAAAGATCTGAAAACGCTGGCGCTGGCCAGACTGTCAGGGTTTCGTCATAAAACGGTGAAGGTGCCGGAATGGGGTAATGTCAGCGTGGTGCTGCGGGAGCCTTCGGCAGAGGCCTGGTATCTGTGGCAGGAAGTGCTCAATGGTGATGGAGAGGATGACGATACCCTGTCGGTGGTGGCGAAAACCCGCCGTAACCTGGAAGCGGATGTGACGCTGTTCTGCGATGTCCTGTGTGATACGGATCTGCAGCGGGTGTTCACTCCGGACGACCGTGAGCAGGTGCTGGCCGTCTATGGTCCGGTACATGCCCGGTTGCTGCGTCAGGCACTGGAACTGATCGCTGATGCAGAGTCGGCCAGAAAAAAGTAGCCCGCCCGGAAATTCGCTTTCTGATGCGACTTGCGCTCCGTCTGGGGCGCACCTTATCCGAACTGCAGCACAGCCTGAGTGCGAGCGAGGCGATGATGTGGATGGAGTTCGACAGGGTATCCCCGCTGGGTGATGAGCGCGGGGATATCCGTAATGCACAGATCGTGAAAGCGGTTTTTGGGGCACAGGGGATGAATGTTGCACTGAAGGACGCCATGCTCTGCTGGGGCGAGGATGAGGACAAGCCGGAGGTGGATCCGTTTACGGCGCTGGAAGACGCGCTGAGCTTTGCAGCACAGTCATGAATGATGAGAACCGCTGAGGCGGTTTTTTTACGCCCGGAGAAAGGTGAATGGCGACGTTACGTGAACTGATTATCAAAATTTCGGCAAATTCGCAGTCATTCCAGTCGGAGATCCAGCGGGCTTCCCGCATGGGCAGTGAATATTACCGGACCCTGCAGAATGGCGGGCGTCAGGCTGCCGCAGTCGCCCGGGAGCAGCGACGCGCCCTGGCTGAGCTGAACAGCCAGTTGACGGAAATCCGCGCTTCAGTTGCCGGAACGGCGGGGGCATTTGCAGGTGCCTTTGCCACCGGGCACCTGATTTCTCTGGCCGATGAATGGAGTTCCGTGAATGCCCGACTGAAACAGGCGTCGCAGTCATCCGATGAATTTTCGTCATCACAGAAAGTGCTGATGGATATCAGCCAGCGGACGGGCACGGCATTTTCAGATAATGCGGCCCTGTTTGCCCGCTCGGCAGCCTCAATGCGTGAATATGGTTACAGTGCTGATGATGTGCTGAAGGTGACGGAGGCCATTTCGACAGGACTGAAACTGTCAGGGGCTGGAGTTGCGGAATCCGGTTCGGTGATCACCCAGCTCAGCCAGGCACTGGCACAGGGTGTACTGCGTGGCGAAGAATTTAATGCTGTTAACGAAAATGGCGACCGGGTGATCCGCGCGCTTGCTGCGGGGATGGGTGTGGCCCGTAAAGATCTGAAGGCAATGGCGGATGACGGAAAACTGACAGCGGATAAAGTGGTCCCTGCGTTAATCAGCCAGCTGGGGGTATTGCGTGATGAATATGCGGCCATGCCGGAAACGGTTTCCGGTAGTATCACAAAGGTGGAAAACGCCTTTATGGCCTGGGTGGGTGGCGCGAATGAGGCCAGCGGGGTGACAAAAACGCTCTCCGGCGTGCTGAACGGTGTTGCCGGTAATATTGATAATGTGGCAACAGCCGCGGGGGCGCTGGTTGCCGTCGGGGTTGCCCGGTACTTTGGCAATATGGCCTCCGGAGCGGTGTCTGCCACGGCAGGACTTGTGACGGCAGCACGTAATGAAGTGGCACTGGCGGAAGCACAGCTCAGGGGGACGCAGATTGCCACGGCGCGGGCAAGGGCAGCCGTGTACCGTGCACAGCAGGCTGTGGCGGCAGCCCGCGGGACGGAGATGCAGATTGCTGCAGAAGCCCGTCTGGTGGCCACACAGGAACGCCTGAACAGAAATATTGCTGCCAGAACCGCAGCCCAGAATGCGCTGAACAGTACAACGGCGGTGGGCTCACGTCTGATGACTGGTGCGTTGGGACTGGTTGGTGGCGTACCCGGACTGGTGATGCTGGGGGCAGCAGCATGGTATACGCTGTACCAGAATCAGGAGCAGGCCAGGGAGTCAGCGCGCCAGTATGCACTGACGATAGATGAAATCGCGCATAAAACGCCGTCAATGTCTTTGCCTGAAGCCTCAGATAATGAAGGACGAACACGGGCGGCTCTGGCAGAGCAGAACCGGCTGATTGATGAACAGGCCAGCCGGGTGAAATCCCTGCAGGAAAAAATCGCTGGATATCAGTATGTTCTGGCTAACCCTGGCTGGACAACCGGTGACGGATTCATGATAAACCATCTGACATCGGTGAAGACCGTAACGGAAGGGCTTTCTCAGGCAACAGAGCAGCTTGCCGTTGAGCAGTCCCGTCTGGCACAGATGCAGGAAAAAGCGCAGTCCATTCAGGATGTGCTTGCCGGGCTGGAAGACCGTCGTGTGGCGTTAATTCGTCAGCAGGCGGCAGAGCAGAATAAGGTGTACCAGTCCATGCTGGTTATGAACGGTCAGCATACGGAATTCAACCGTCTGCTGGGGCTGGGGAATGAACTGCTTCAGCAGCGTCAGGGACTGGTGAATGTACCGTTACGGCTGCCGCAGGCCACCCTGGATGATAAACAGCAGAGCGCCCTGACAAAAACAGAACGTGAGCTGGCCCTGTCCCGACTGAAGGGGGAGGAAAAAGAGCGTGCCCGGCTGGGGTATGCGGCGGATGACCTTGGTTTTGTGGGGGATTCGTATCAGGAGGCGAGACAGCGTTATATCAGTAATGCTCTGGAAGCCTGGCGTAATAACGAGGCGAACAAACCTAAATCCCGGGGTGGAAAATCAGAGACGGAAAAAGCGGAAGACAGTTTCTCCCGGCTACTGAAGCAGCAGAAAGAGCAACTGGCACTGGCGGGTCAGAATACAGAGCTGGCGAAGCTGAAGTACCAGACTGCGCAGGGCGAACTGAAAACCCTGACGGAGATGCAGAAGCAGGAACTGCTGCGTAACGCGGCCCTGATTGACCAGCAAAAAATCCGGGAACAGTTGCGATCCCGGGAAGAGACCCTGAAGAATGATAATGTGGCTGCGCGTGCATCAAATGAAGCCGAACTGCTGGGATACGGGCAGGGAGAACGAGCCAGGGAACGCATGCGGGAGTTGCAGCAGATCCGCGACAGCTTCCGCCAGAAGGATGCGGACCTTCAGTCTCAGTATCAGACCGGGGATATCAGTGAGGATTTTTACAGACAGGCACGGGCACAGAACGCGCAGTATCTGAGCGAACGCCTTAAGGACCAGGCAGCCTTTTATGCCGAATCGGATGCGCAGCGTGCGGACTGGCAGAAAGGCTTGCAGGAGGGGCTCAGTAACTGGGTGGATAATGCGTCCGATTACGCCTCACAGGCAGCACAGCTTGCGACGGAGGGTATCTCAGGGATGGTGAATAACATCACGGAGATGCTGAACGGGAATAAAGTGGAATGGCGCAACTGGGCCTCATCAGTGCTGCAGGAAATCTCAAAAGTTCTTATGAATGCCGCGATTGTCAACGGAATTAAGACGGCGGCAAATGGTATGTCCGGTGCGGGAGGATTTATTGGCAGTATTGGTGACTGGCTGGGCGGTGCGGTGGCCAATGCAAAAGGCGGCGTGTATACCTCGGCAAACCTGAGTGCGTACAGCAACAGCATTGTGGACACGCCCACGTACTTTGCGTTTGCAAAAGGGGCCGGGCTGATGGGGGAAGCCGGACCTGAAGCCATTATGCCCCTGACCCGGGCGGCGGATGGCTCGCTGGGCGTACGCGCGGTGGGCAGTATGAACGGCAGTGCCGGTCTGGTGTATTCCCCGGTCTACCACATCGCCATTCAGAATGACGGCGCTAACGGACAGATAGGGCCGGAGGCGGCAGGCAGTCTTGTGCAGCTGATTGACCAGCGGGTGCAGGCGGTGATGCTGTCCATGCGACGTGACGGAGGAATGCTGAGTGGCTGAGATAAAAACGCTGCATCTGGTCCCGCGTGAAGGGATGCAGGTGAGTGAGAAACCGTCGGTGGTGAGGGTTCGGTTTGGTGACGGTTATGAACAGCGCCGACCGACGGGACTTAATGCCAGACTGAAGACGTTTCAGGCGGTGTTCCGGGTGACGGATGAACCAACCCGGCGCTGGCTGGATGAATTTTTATCGTGGCATGGTGGTTACCGTGCCTTTTTGTGGCGACCACCGAAACATAACCGGACGGTGAGGGTGGTGTGCCGGGAGTGGAGCGTCACAGATAACGCCAGGTACAGTGATTTCAGTTGTACGATTGAGCAGGTGGTGAACTGATGCAGGATATTCACGAAGAAAGTCTGAACGAGTCGGTTAAGTCAGAGCAGTCACCGCGGGTGGTGCTCTGGGAAATCGACCTGACGGTACAGGGCGGTGAGCGGTATTTTTTCTGTAATGAGCTGAATGAAAAAGGGGAGCCGGTCACCTGGCAGGGGCGGCAATATCAGGCATACCCGATTGACGGCAGCGGTTTTGAGATGAGCGGGAAGGGCAGCAGTGCCAGACCGTTGCTGACGGTGTCCAATCTGTTTGGCCTTGTCACCGGGATGGCGGAAGACCTGCAGAGTCTGGTGGGGGCCACGGTGGTCCGCCGCCGGGTGTATGCCCGTTTTCTGGATGCGGTGAATTTCGTTGCGGGCAATCCGGAAGCGGACCCGGAGCAGGAGCTGAGTGACCGCTGGGTGGTGGAGCAGATGTCGCAGCTGACAGCCATGACGGCCTCGTTTGTGCTGGCCACACCGACGGAGACGGACGGGGCGCTGTTTCCCGGTCGTATCATGCTGGCGAACACCTGTATGTGGACCTACCGCTCTGATGAGTGTGGTTACACGGGCGGGGCTGTGGCGGATGAGTTCGATAAACCCACCACGGATATCCGTAAGGACAGATGCAGCAAGTGCATGCGCGGGTGTGAACTGCGCAGGAATGTCGGCAATTTTGGTGGTTTCCTTTCCATTAATAAACTTTCGCAGTAAATCCCGGTTTATGACACAGACTGAATCAGCGATTCTGGCGCATGCCCGGCGGTGTGCGCCTGCGGAGTCGTGCGGCTTCGTGATAAGCACGCCGGAGGGGGAGCGGTATATCCCTTGTGTGAATATTTCCGCAGAGCCGGAGGCGTATTTTCGTATCGCACCGGAAGACTGGCTGCGGGCAGAGATGCAGGGGGAGATTGTGGCACTGGTCCACAGTCATCCCGGTGGGCTGCCCTGGCTGAGCGAGGCTGACCGGCGGCTGCAGATAAAAAGTGCCCTGCCCTGGTGGCTGGTCTGCCGGGGTGACATTCACAAATTCCGCTGTGTGCCACATCTGACAGGACGGCGCTTTGCGCACGGGGTGACGGACTGTTACACGCTGTTCCGGGATGCTTATCATCTGGCGGGGACTGAAATGCCGGATTTTCATCGCGAGGATGACTGGTGGCGCAACGGCCAGAACCTGTACCTGGATAATCTGGAGGCCACAGGGCTGTATCAGGTGCCGTTGTCATCAGCACAACCGGGCGATGTGCTGCTGTGCTGTTTTGGTTCATCGGTGCCGAATCATGCCGCCATTTACTGTGGTGATGGCGAGCTGCTGCACCATATTCCTGAACAACTGAGTAAACGGGAGAGGTATTCCGAAAAATGGCAACGACGAACGCATTCTGTCTGGCGTCACCGCCACTGGCACGCATCTGCCTTCACGGGGATTTACAACGATTTGGCCGCCGCCTCAGCCTGTATGTGAACACGGCAGCGGAAGCCATCCGCGCCCTGTCGATGCAGATGCCGGGCTTTCGCCGTCAGATGAACGAAGGCTGGTACCAGATACGTATTGCCGGTGAGGATACGGCACCGGAGGCGGTGTATGCCCGCCTTCACGAACCACTGGGTGAGGGAACGGTTATCCATATTGTGCCGCGACTGGCCGGTGCCGGAAAGGGCGGACTACAGATTGTGCTGGGGGCAGCTGCCATTGTGGGGTCTTTCTTCACTGCAGGAGCATCAATGGCGTTATGGGGTTCAGCCCTGGCAGCCGGTGGTTTTTCTGCTACCACGATGCTGTTTTCACTTGGAGCCAGCATGATACTGGGCGGTGTGGCACAGATGCTGGCCCCGAAGGCAAAAACACCGGAATACAGGGCAACGGATAACGGTAAACAGAACACGTACTTTTCCTCGCTGGACAACATGATTGCCCAGGGTAACCCGATGCCGGTGCCTTACGGGGAAATGCTGGTTGGTTCACGACGTATCTCTCAGGACATCAGCACCCGTGATGAAGGCGGGGGCGGAAGGGTCGTGGTTATCGGGCGGCAGGGGTAAACGGCATAAAAAAATCCCGCAGAGTTGCGGAGCTGCGGGAGATTCAGACAAATGAAGATTAGTGTTAAGGAGTTGTTTTTTTATGTCACGGCAAAAAAACACTAACGCAGCGAAATTATACGCGCCACAGTCAGTGTGTGAAAATGTGAAGATATTCAGAATTTTTATTCAGTCATGATACAGGCATCCTCCGGGGTGCCTGTTGTTTTTTGGGCATAAACAGATTCAGACATCAGACAGGAGAGGGGGACAGAGTGGGTAAAGGGGGCGGCAAGGGGCACACACCGCGTGAGGCGAAGGATAATCTCAAATCCACGCAGATGATGAGTGTGATTGATGCCATTGGTGAGGGACCGGTGGAAGGTCCGGTGAAGGGACTGCAGAGTATTCTGGTGAACAAAACCCCGCTTACGGACACGGACGGTAATCCCGTGATACACGGTGTGACCGCCGTCTGGCGTGCCGGGGAGCAGGAGCAGACACCGCCGGAAGGCTTTGAGTCCTCCGGGGCGGAAACCGCACTGGGCGTGGAGGTGACGAAGGCAAAGCCGGTGACGCGCACCATTACGTCCGCGAACATTGACCGCCTGCGGGTTACCTTCGGGGTGCAGTCACTGGTGGAGACCAC